TGCAACGTTCTGGACGGGTTTACGTGGCTCCTGTTTATTCTCATCTACTTGTAGTTGAGAGTTAGCAAACTTTTGAGGGAAATAATCTCTCAATCGTTTATCTAATTCATTATAATACTCATCACTATCTACTTCAATACCCTCACCTTTAATCTTTACATCGATTTTAAGTGCGGCATCTGTCATGATATCATCATTTAAGAACCAATCATTTTTTTCAGCCCATTTCTTAGCTTTTTCGCTAGTTTTAGGCATGTTTGCATAGATTTGTTCTTCATTAAATTGTTGTTTAGGAGCAGCTTTTACTTTCTCTGCTTCTTGTTCACGCATGTATTTAGTGTTTGAAAGTCTTTCTTTCTCGATAGAGATTTGAACTAATCTTTGATTAGCTTTAGAAATAGCTACAGCATCTTGTGATTCAATTGCAGATTGTAATTCTCTGGTTGCTTGAACTTGATCTGATTCTACTCTTGCTTCAAATTCTTTTAGATAACTTTCTTCTATTTTTGGAAATCTTACTTTAACTTCCTCAACTTGTTTTTGTAAACCTTTAGCATATTGTAATGCAGCTCTTTCACGTCTTTGAGCTTCACGCATTTTTCCAGTAAGTTCATTAATTCTATATCTTACATCTTTTGAATACGATGCAAGGTCATCTGTTTTAGTTTGAGGTTTAGAATCTTTTGATTCTACATTATTTGTATTTTCATTTTCCTCAGATACTTGTATATCAATCTTATCGTCTTTGTGTTGATTAACAACTGTACCTTCTGGAATTACTTCTTCGTTTACTAGTTTAACTTTATCGTTTTCTTTTTTTGTTTCTTGAACAACGATATCTTTATCTTCATAACCATCGGTATCTAACTCAATAGTTTTTTGACTTGGTTTTAGTATTTCAGTTTCTGACATTTTAGCTCCTTGTTATACTTAGTATGTATGCAATATATCCTCTGGATTATTGATTGTTGCGATGATTTCATCATCGTTTAAAATTCTGACTTCACCACCATCTATTTTAAATCGGCTGCCTGCATATCTACCAAAAATAATCCATTGATTTTCTTTGCACCACGGACCTAATGGAAACTTTTCTTTGTCTCTATAACAAAGAGGTCCCATTTTCAAAATCAAACCTACTACGGTAGTTTGTTGAATTGTAGATTGTGTTACATCAGAATAAATTATCCCACCTTTAGTTTTTTGTGGACCAGAATATGGAAGAACAAGTATTCTCCAACCTGTAGGTGAAGGTAATTTATCAATTATTTTTTCATCAAGAGATGATGAATCGAGATAAAGTTTTTCTATCTCTTCTTTGGTCTTATATGCATTTAAGAGACCGTTTTCTTTCGAATTAGTCTCAAGCGCCTGAGGCGTTGTCGTCGTCATTTAGCTCCTGTTTTTTTAACAAGTCCGTTAGGTCTTGTAGCAGATCATCAAGTGATCTGATTTGCCCTATTATATATTGATATGTCATAAAATTGTCAACACCTATGATAATTTTATCACACAATAGCAATCTCTTCTCTTTTATTCGTTTCTGTATAGCTTTTAATGTATCATAATCCATTTTTAGTTACCCTTCCATTTAATCCTCGTTTCATATCTGGCCATTTGCATTTTATTGTTATTTTACCAGTATCTGCCCATATAACTATGTCATGTCCATATGATTTTGTATGAATCCAATGTTGTCTATAATTAGGTAAGCTAATTATTGTGTCTTTTTCTCGAGGCATATTTTATTCTCTCCTTTATCAATTGTTTCAAACCCGTAATAATTTAAAGCATCTTTTATTATTTGCATATTAAACTTTGTGTAATCATCAAATACAAATCTTGTATTTAAAATACTTCTTTCAGCAAAAAATATAGATTCATTTAATACATCTTTAGTCATATGCGGTCCATCAAAATGAACAAAACTATAAGGCCCATATTCTGGATAGCGTCGCATAAATTCTTTATCTGTCATGTGATATAATTTAAATTCTTTGTAATCATTTAAATCTTTTTCTAACTGTAATCGCATTTCATTAGTGTAATCAGTAGTTACAGAGGGAGAGTTATCGTAATGTTGATAATTTAAGTTATCATATGGATCTATTCCAAGATGAGAATAGTTTTCAAATTGATTAATTCTAATTCCGTCCATAATAATCTTAGAACCTAGACCCTCACGAACTCCTATTTCACAAGTTAAAATATTTTTTGAATTTAATTTTAAAGTTTTAATCCAATTATCTAAAAGATTATAATCTTTACTATCACCACGAATCATTAAGAACTAATACCCTAATTCGTTGTATTTTTCTTCTTCTTTTTTTTTATCTATAAGAGGTGATGAATCCTTTTTTATATGTCCTAGAACAGTGCCCTTATGTTCCCCCTCTTTTATTGTATAACCAGAAGTTCCATTGCCATTTATATCAACTTCTTTACGACTTCTTAACAATATATTATTCTTTTCTTGTATTTTTTTGGCAATAAAATTATTTGCAATTAAATCTTTTAATCTTTCTATCATTATCCATTCTCTTGTTCTTTAGATTGAGGTCTATTGGCCATAGTCCGTGCAACTGATTCCGCACTGCGCCCTACAACATACCCCCCAAGACCAATCTGTAAAAGTGTCCATACATCTCCTGGCAATTCTATTGTTATAGAGGCTTTGAAAAAGAATAAAATTACTGGCCCTAATACATAATTCCATACTAGAATAAAAATCAATACGTACATTAATAGGGGCCTCCAGCTCGATGCGAACCAGCCCGCTTTGGCCTCTGCCTCAATAATTTTTGCAGCAGCTTGTAATTCTTGTGTGTTTGATTGTAGTAATTGAGTTTGTAAATCTGCTTTTAATTTTGCTTGTAAATCTTTATCTGGAACTGATTTTTCAATTGTGTTAAATAGAATTTTTGCGAGAGGTGCAACGGCTCCTAACATTTGTAACATTAGAATATGCCTTTAAAAACCTTTTTCTTTACTTGAATATCTTTTTGCCCTCTTGTTACTCCGCCTTCCATTCCCATTTTGTCATTCAATGTCATACCACCATCTTTCATTCCCATAGCATCATTGTACATCATGCCACCGCCCATCATTCCTTCTGCCATTGGGCCTTTCATCGGAGGCGCTCCATCTTTTTCGCCACCAGATAAACCACCTTTTTTCATTTTTGGTTTATTCATCTCAGACATTCTATCATCTTCTTTGTCTTGAAAATAATCTGCTGCTAATTTTGGACCTATGCCTAAATTTTTAGCAACGTCTCTTGCGCCTTGTGATCTTTCTAATAAATCAGCTCCAGCTCCTAATAAACCCATTCCACCAATTTTCATTTTAACTGCTCCACCTTTTTTCATTCCTGGTTTTTCTTCTTCTTCTTTTTTACCAACGAATCCACTTAATGGTGCAATTGTTGCTGCTGGATTGATTGGAAGATTTGGAGAACTTTTACCACCTCCTCCTAAAGCTGCTCCTGCTAAACCAGCTGCTCCAGCAATCAAAGCTATTTCCATTCCTGTAAATGCTTTAATTGGTTTTTTTGTTATTGGTTTTTTAGGTGCTTGACCTTTTTTAGCTCCGTGTTTCATGTAAATTTTTTATTTGTCATTGCCATTTGTTTGTGCATTCGGATTAATCCTCCGTCTTGCATTCCTTTAGGCTCTTTACCAGCTTTTTTCATTGCAATCGCTGTTGCCGCTTGTTTAGCTAATTGCTTTTTCTTCATCATGCCACCTTCTTTTTTGATGACACCTCTTCCTTTAAGAATATCTTTCATTGTTACTTTGCCATCACCTGTTAAATCTGGGAATTTTTTTGCCATTGTCTAATTATCCTTCTGTTAGTCTTGTTTTAATTTGGCTTCTGCTATTTTAATTCTCTTTTTGCCTAACTCTTCATTTAAATTAAGTTTGTCCTCTTGTAAAGTCTGCTGGGCGCTGAACTTATTACGTTCAAAATTCAATTTTTGAGCTTCTTCTTGTGTTTTTCTTTGAATATCCATAGCTTTTAGATCTAATTCGCGTTGTTTTAAACCAATTAATGGATCTTGTCCTTTCTGTGCATCAAATTGAGACTCCATTTGAGCTAATTCTGTTGTCATTTTTGCTTGTCTCTTTGCTACTTCACTATCAAATTCAATTGCAAAGGCATCTTCATCAGTTTGTTGTAGTTGCAACATTGCTGGATTATTTTGAAAATCAGTTAAAACTTGTTGTTTAATCTTCAAACTAACGTGTTCCATTATATGACCTTGCAATAAAGCATAAACTTGTGGATTTATTTGAACCATCCTGCTCATCATGAACGCTGTGTGTGTTGCAATATGTGCATCATGATCTTGCTGTGGAAATGCTTTTGGTAAAATCATTTGTAGTGCACCAGTATTTTCAATTGCTGGATCTAATGGTCGAGGTGGTTCTGGTGGTGGTTTTAAAATACCATTAATATTTTTTACACCCAATGCTTCATACATTCGTCTGTACGCTTCATGAATATTATGCATCTGTGGATTTGTTTGTGCTAATTGTAATTCAGCTTGAGCAATTTGAATTCTTTGTGTCATTGAGAAAATATCTGGATCTGCAACTGGTATGATATCTACTCTTTGATCAAAATCTTGTGCTTTAATTGTACGCTCACCACCATATACATCGTAAGGATATTCTGGTGGTAGATAATCTGCAAACACTTGCGCAAGAATTTTAAATTCTTGTTTCATTGCATAGTAACATCGTTTATGGATCGCGGACATGACTTTAGATCCTCGTTCTAATAATGCCATAGTTGTGCCAACAGGTGATTGCTGACTCATATCACCTACTTGCATGTCAGCAATAGATGCAAATCTTTTTCCCGCCTCTACAACATAGTTTAATAAATTAAATAATGTTGCACTTGGTTCTTTAAACGGAAGTAATTGAAATTGATCTTTAATGTTGCCGCCTGGTGCATCGACATCTCTAAATTCTCCTGGCTGCAATGGTTCTGAATCATCTCTAATTCTCATACCTCTAGATTTAAAACCAGCCGGTAAATTAGATAATGTACCAGCGTCTAACAATTGTCTTAAAGCTGAGGTGGCAGTTCTTGATAGACCACCGATCATGTGTATTAAACCAAAACCATAAAAACCTAAACCAGGTAAAAATTTAAAATGAACAAAGTAATTTTTTCTTTTTTTAATTGGATCATCTGGATTATAATTTCTATAAATAGATAGTACTTGTTGTGAGTCTTCATCGATTGTAATTATATAAGGAACTTTAATGTTACCTTCTTCTTCATAACCTGGTAAATCTAAAAAAGTATGTACCTCAATTATATTGTACATATC